AACAATTCAGGAAACAACTTAACCAAAGTCTTTTCCCCCAACATTTCTATACCATCTATGTTATCAGACTTGTCCCCTGTTAGAATTTTGGTTAATAAGACGTTTTGGTGGGGTATGTTGACCTTATTGATAGTAATCATGTCTCCATACCTGTAATACTGTTTAGAGGTCGGAGAATAGATGGTTACCCGTTCTGATATAAGTTGAGTTAAGTCTTTGTCTGCAGAAAAAATTATGATTTCTTCATCGATAGACAATTTGGTATAGTAAGCAATAAGGTCATCCGCTTCGTTGTTAGTCATTTCAACTTGACGCACGAATATCTCTTCGAGGTATTGTTTGACCCGAGACTTCTGTTGAAGATATGATTCGTACTTAAACTCATTCATATCTTGACGACGATTCGCTTTGTATTGGGGATAGATAGATTTACGAATAGATGAGTTAGAGTTTCCATCCCAGAATACCACAACCTTATCGTGATTGTGTTCTTCTAAAAATTTTCTCAAGATGTTTATAAAATGGTAGATTCCACCTAAGTGGTCTCCACCATTATACAACTCCTTTACTCCATGAAATCCTATCTTGAACAGATTGTCTCCGTCCACTAATAACGTTTTAATCACAATTCGTGATTTAAGTGTGAATAATAAACTAGTCTTCTTTTTCTTCTTTCAGAGTAAAATCACCATCAGTTCCGATAATATCTTTCCAATAGTCAGCATACTCTTTTTTGTATTTCTCCAATGAAACTTTCTCTTCAGCCGCCTCTTTACCTCCAATGAATCCGTGTGGAGTAACAATAATTTTTCCGTCATCATAACCCAATCCGTTGATGTGGTTTTTCATTACAGAAACTTTTGTCCTTGACGCAAACTTGATAGTTCTTTTGTCTTTGGTCGCAGTAATCTTAGTTGTTCCCGCACCCTTTTGGTTTCCAAATAGAAATACCAAAGATGAGTTTAACCAAATCGCCTCACCACCCTTAGCTTTAATTTTAGGTTGACCAAATGGATTATCAGGAAGTTCAACCCAAGGTTGATTAACAATAACCAAAGTGTTTTCATATTTTGAGTCAGCTTTACGAGACCCTGAAATACGTTGGTTAATACCCATTCCAATTTTATCCGCTAAAGTAGATGCATTGTGTTGCTTTCCGCCTTTTCCTTCATAAGTCATCTTACAAGGAACTGAACCAACTGAATCCCATAGGAACAACAAACTATAATCTAACTCACCTTTTTCTTGAGCATCTAACAAACTATTGATGTAGTCAGTTATTTGTTCAATATACTCAAAGTTATTATTGAATATATAAAATCCATCCCAATCCAATTCACCCGTTTCTTCATCAACAACTTCTTCACATTGGAACCCCATCAATTTGGCGTGTTCGAAACTCCATTTCTGTTCAGTAATAATAAACACAGGAAGGATACCTTTATTCTGAGCGTCAACTGCAGTCTTTACCAAAGCCGTAGTTTTACCCGTATCGGAGTGACCCAAGAACATGTTAAGATGTCCAATGGCTGGACCAGGAAGTCCAACGGCATCCAAGAAATCAGGACCTAAGTCGAAAAATCTTTGTGGTTTATACTTTGCTGAAGTAGAAAATTTTTTCTTCAGACTTTCGAAATCGTTTTTCTTAATTGCCATAAGGTTAGGGAAATGAAACTCGGACACCATAATAGTATCCGAGTTATTTTATTTAATTAGAACGGAAGGTCTCCGTCAGGTTCGTCGTTAGATTGTGGATCAACATATGAAGATTTTTTGGAACCTCCACCGAATGATTCGGTTTCAACTGAACTGTCTCCGTAAACGTATCCACCTTTATCTGAATCCCACTTTGGAGTCTCACCTCTTGCTATTGCCTCAAGGTAATCAACAGGTTTCTTAGAATAAACATCCAACCATGTCAACTCATCTTCCATCCAAGCCTTTGCTTGTTGTTTATCTTCATGTACTGGTGTTGGGTCATCATACATAATAGTTGAAACTGTCGTGTATTCTTTACCCTTTGGAGTTTTTGCTTTAGCGAGTTCAATGACTAAGTCACGTCCTTTTTCAGGGTCAGTGATGTCCCCTTTGTTTCTCCAAATAGGAATGATTTTATCAAGGATACCATCATTCTTAAAGTTGTGTTTGAATCTCCAAAACTTTGGACCGTCTTCCTCGTGGTCTCTATCAATTACTTTCACAATATAGAATTTTCGTGAACGATACTGAGCCGCCAATAATTTGTCAGACTCTTTACCTGTAGACATCAATTCTTCGTAAACCTCATTCAAAGGTGAACGTTCGTTGTCATTTTTTCCTGGATCGTAGAATTTCTGCCACTGTCCACCCACTTGAATTTCGTGGTACCATGCTTCTTTGAATGGTGATGAACCATCTGAAGTTGGAAGAATTCTCACTCTTCTCTGTCCTGATTTCTCTTTGTCTCCTAAGATTAAAGCGAAATACTTTTTCATTCTTTCGTCTTGCGACATTTTTGATTGGGCCCCGCCCCCTTGTTGTGATTTTTCGTACTGTGCCAATACGGCGTCTAATGAACTCATCATGTTTTTTATAGATTAAATTAATAAATTGTTTATACAAAAATAAGAAAAAAGATGACAAAGTCAAATAAAAAGAAAGGTACCGTAAGGTACCTTTTATGTAGTTTGTCTAATATTATGGTTTGTAAAAATAAGAAAGGGTATCAACACCATTCCAAAAACCAACAGGTTCAAACTGTATTGTATTTTGGGATATAATATTCATATTGTTTTCTTCAACGAAAGACTTAAATAGTTTTTCATCCATATTAGATCTTCCCGCTAAGTTTTGGAAAGAATAATCTAATCCATTTTGAAAACAGGAATGATGTATAAATCCATATCCATCATTAACAAGAACTCGAGAAATTTCTTTCACATAACTTTTCACTACATTTTTATGCATGTGAACAAAAGAATCAAAAGAAAAAACCAAATCAACTGAATTACTTGGAATAGATGTTAAACTTAACCCATCGTTCACGTGATATTCTTTTATATGATTACCAAGTTTCTTTTTTGTTTGTTCAATACACGTTTCGTTCAAATCAACAACAATTAATTCATCTGCGAGCACACTTAAAAATTGAGATATTCTTCCATGTCCTGGAGCAATTTCTAAAATTCTTTTTCCTCTAAATTTTTTTAATGGTTCAAAAAGATAATTATTCCAAAGGTTTTCAGTTGTTCCAAAGAATTTTGACCATTCGTGACCACCATCAGTCCAAAAATTTAAGTTATTCCAAGTCCTTTGTTCCTCAATATTGTCAAATTCGTTCATAAACTAAATATAAATAAAACTGTTACTATGTTAAATAAAAAAAGGTACCGAGAGGTACCTTTTATGTAGTTTGTTCGATATTACCTGAACGATGTTTTATAGACTTCTTTGTCTAAACCTCCACCAGGTTGGAACGAATTTTTTATATCATTTACATTAATATCTGTAACCTCGTCAGCAGTTAAAACATAATCATTTTTTCCTGTCTTTTCCATTTCGTCTTGCTTGTCATCAAAAAATTGTGAAAGTTTTTGACTGAATGGATATGAATCATAGGTTCTTAACTCTAACTTTTCTTGTGGAGTTTTTTCTCTATACTTCTCTATTTTATTTTCAAGAGAGTTAAGTTTATTCATAATCGTATCCATCTCTCCTAACTTAGATTGTAAATCATTAAGTTGATTAAATAAGTTGTTGAAATATTCTTCTTGTTTGGTTTCGATATTTTTTTGTGAATCTACCAATTCAGTAATATCTAATTCTTCAGAACCTGATTCTCCTCCTTCTTGCGATTCACCTTCGTCATCAATTTTCTCAACGTCAGGATCTGATTCAACATCAATTGGTTGTGGTTCAGTTGCCCCTACTTCAGGTGCCGCAGGTGGTATTGCCTCCGCAGGTGCTGGTGCAGGTTCTGCTCCAGTTGCAGGTGCCAATGCTCCTAACACATCTTCCTCTGGGGCCGCTCCAACTTGCTCCAATATATATTGATTGATTTTTCTGTGTCTTTCAATCTCCTTAATAATTTTCTTGTCTAAACTCATTTTTTATCCGTTTAATAATGTTTTTATCCCGTTAGGAGTTTCCACTCTCACTCTTCGATTTGCAGTAGTTTGATGACCCGCTCTTTCAATAAGACCATCTCTTTCTCTTACTGTGTAACAATCACCTGTATCCAAGTCACAAACTTGTTTAGTTCCATCTCCGTTGTCTTCTTGAGAATATCTAACCGATTTACCAAGATAATTGTCTAATGCCGTTTTTATGTTCATAAGAATCTTTTTATATAAATATGTTGTTAAGTTATAAAGTAAAAGTATCACTTAATACTGTTTGGACAAGTACCTCTCCTCCAATAGGTGAAGTAAATCCATATGGCCTATATTGTATTTGTAATCTAAATACACCTTTCGAATTAATTGTAACTTCATTAGTATACTTAGTATCGGGTCCTAATACACTACCAAATGATACATTATTGTAACTACTATCCAATATATTAATACTTGAAATATTTTGACTATTAAAAATTTGTCCTGAAGGTAAAGTGAAATCAAAAGGTATGTAACCGCCCGCAAGTTTTTTAATATTGTAATAACTGTTACCTTCTCCTCGTATTGCATCGGAATCTGGAAGTTTTATTATTGAAAGTTGTTGCTGAGGAAAGGTGGGTAATGTTTGATTTACCGGAACATTTTCAAGTGGTACTTGATTTTGATTCGGTAATGTGTACCAAAGCCTAAAAGGAAACTGTTGTCTGACAGGAGACTCTTTACCCTTATATGATAATAATCCAAACACAATATCAATCTGTGTTTTTCCTTCTATTTTAGGTATATTATTAGATAAATAAGATTCTACTTGTGGTAATGTAATATTGAACTCTCCGTTGGTAACTTGTCCACCTAATTTAAGCAAACTTTGAGATATAAATTTTCTTGTTACTTGATTGTTAAGTTCTTGTAGTTCGTATACCTGATAATTCATATCTACGGTAGTTCCTAAAACCCAATCTGTTAATTCTGGATTTATTTTTACATTTAAGGATTGAGTTTTACTTGCGTTTAGTTGAACTGCCGTTTCAATCATTGTCAATGGACCTGTTTGTTGTGGGTTAATATTCTCACCAAGCCTATCCTGTTGTGACACTGTCGGTTGTTGTTGAGTGGTTGTATCTGCGTTTCCTCCAGGGGATGATGTTATTGTATTCTTTAATGCAGGATTAAATGTGAAATTAACTGAGCTCCCCGATGTTCCATATTCGGTTGTTACTATTATTCTTCCAGTTGCAACATCTTGTCCTTCTGGAATAGTAATTGCCGGTAAGACAAATCGTAAAGTTTCGGAATTGAACACCGTAATACTATTGATGTCGACATTTTGTCCCATAACAGTAATTGCCTTTACAGACTCAAAGTTTCTACCATTGACTTGAACTATTGTTCCTGTAAATCCTGCCGATGGTGAGAACGTTGACACCACAGGAGGTGGACAGGTCTGTCCTTCATTTGGTGGAACTGGTGTTGGTGTAACTCCTGGTGTATTATTATTTTTACCATCATCCAAAGGCTTTTTGTATTCAAGTAACTTATCTACATCTAATAAATCGACTGATTTTGCAGATGCCAAAGCCTTCTTGAATGTTTCTATAGTCTGATTGAACTCGGTTTGATTGTTGTCAAAATATTGTTCAGAAATATTATCTACAGGCCAATGACAAACATAGTACTTAGCCAATCCCATATTTGGTTCTAAAATTTGATTAACTCTTGATCTTAATCTACCAGCCATGAAACTTATATATTTGTCCAAAGATTCGAAGTGAATTATTGGTTGTGAAGAACTAGTTGAAGGGTTAGTCCTTATGTTGACACAACTATAAACTCTAGGGAATAATTGAACTTGACCTTGCCAATCTACACTCAATGATAATGTTCCCAAGTTATTATTCCATCCATTGAAAGTTCCTTCTTTAGAATTAGAATTTTCTTGGAAGGTTCTGATATACGAAATAGAATATATAACAGTTCGTAAATCTGGTTCGTCAGGCAATAATCTTTTCAAGGCCGCGGCAAAATCTGTAGGAGTAACTTTGGTTAAAGTTCCAACTTCCGCAACATAACCTGGATTTGCATTTGTATAAACACCTGCAGTAATTTTAGAACTACATGAGTTTGTTGTATCCAATGTATTGTCTGCGGATTGCACAACTTCAGTAGATTTAATATTATTAGTAGTTGCACTAGTTTTTACTTGGTCTTTATTTATTTTGAGTATTTCCTCTAACTTTGTGACTAAGTTCTGATTGATACTCTGAAGTAAACTATCAATCGTAGGTAAGTCAAAAAATCCTTGTCTGACACCATCAAATGTGGTTTGAAACGAACCAGGTTGAATTGAATGACTCACATCTGTAATCATGTAAGACCCCTCAAACATCGGTACGTGTCTCAAGTTGAAATACATAGTCGGTTGTATCAACGCATTTCCCAAACTAGTTACTGTTGCCTTGTAAGACCTGTTCTTATAGTAGTTGTACAATCCAGTATTTTGTGTTGCAATCGCTCTGCCTGAGGCTTGATTTGCCATATCTAACTGTATATTGATAGATTCAGATGTCGCATTACCATTATCTTGGGATACAGTAAATGAGTAGAATATATTTTGATTTCTAATACCAACATCAACATTGAATCCCACACACCTATTAGATAACGCTCGGTCTCTTCGTGTAAAAGGTAATTGAGACAATAATGGATTTCCAGATGCCCTCCTCATTTCAAAAGCGTCACTCCTGTATTTAGAATTTTGTTTCGGTAAGTTCGGATACTGTGAAGGTTTTCCAACAAAGAAACACAAGAATTTGGAACTCGAGTTTCGATAATCAACATCCAAAAATGTTCCCCATAGATTATTCGCAAATTCCAAAGACCCCTCAGGTTTTACTATGTCTGTCCCGTCAATTTCTTGAACATTGTAAAAATTTACATAAGAGGGAAGAGGCATAACAGTAAAGTTGTTACGGATTAAAATACCACTTACGAATGTAAAAACACTCATCGCTTGATTTAATGATTCTGTATTGAATACCTTTTTAAGTGCGAATATATCTATGAGAATTTTATCACCGATGTTTCTTGATGCTCTATCCAAAAATAAGAAGTCTTCAAATAAAGTTTTAGTAGTATAATCTCCACCAGCAATCCATTTGTCGTTTAATGCTTTGAATACTTCATAGTTTTCAACTTTACTTTGTTCTCCAGTAATTACACTGTTAATAACTCGTTCAGGTAACTGTTGTTGATTAGGTAGACTTTTTCTAACCCCTGTCAAAACTTCATTCAAGAAATTATTTTGGAGACTCGTTTCTCTTCGCAAATATTGACTTAACTGATTTTGAAACTGACTTGCACTTATATTTGGATTGTTTAACTTCTGAGTTGCAAACATTTTAATAATCGGAGCCAACAAAGTAACATTCTGACTTGTAAACTCAATGTTATTGTCAATGAAGAAATCAGTTATATAAGAACCAAAAGAACTATATCTGATATTTGGTATTGTTGAAAAACCAACTTCAGTTTCTAATGCTAACCATGCTTGCGGATTAATGGCTTGTGATTGACTTAGCGTCAAATTACCACCAATTTGAGGTAAAGAATTCGGAACGTATGGATTGAAGGTTATTGGGTCAACAACTACATCAGTATTATTGTGAGACAAATATGAATCAAATATTCTTCGTTGGTAGTTCGATGGATTACCATACTTGAATATCACATCATACTCAATGAATGATTTTATTCCATTTTGGAAAAGTGAATATTGATTATTAATTGTGTTTGTAAAATATTGTTCATCTGTTTCACCCTGTAGTTGAACAGGAACTGTCATCAAACTTCTGAATAAAGATTGAAAATTTCTGAAGTTCGCATTCATATCGACAGGTGATTGACCGAAAGTTACATTCTGAACTCCGCCAGTAACATTGTTAATTGACTTACAGAAATTCAAAAATTCTAACTCAAATGAATCCAATATTTTCTTTTCGAAAACCGAGAAAACTTCCTCAATTTTACTATAATTGTCTTGAGTCAAAAAGTGTAACGGTGTTTGGACAGTTGAACCCGTAGTAATAAAATTCAAGTATGAGTCGGGTTGTGGAAATGCTAACTGATTACTATCAAAATACCCATAATTTGGAGTAGACCATAAACAACGAACTGATCCATTGAATACACTTGTGTTGTCCGTAAAGTTTACTTTTGTTGTTGGTATAGTAGATACATTTTCAATACAAGCCGCAACAGACTGGTTTAACGGACTACCAAAAGAAGGTACTACAAAATAATCGGAACCTTTTGTATTATCATTTGGATTACAATCTATTGGTGCTTCTGGTGTTGTATTTGGTAACACTACCGACCAAGTAATTAATCTTAAACTTTTATCACCTTGTTTGGCATTCACAATGTTTGAGTCACTGAAATTATACAATTTCATACCCGCGTTCACACTTTGTTGGATTTCCTTGTCTGTGTAATTTAAGTACAAATCATATCCATTGTAAAAAACATTAAAATCATTGATTAGTTTCGGGTAAAACCCAACCTGCATTGATATATCCGCAACGCCTTCACTTTGTAATTGAATGTCTCTCGTTGAACCTTTGTATTGAAAAAAATAAACTTTGGTTGTTGAACTTGTAGGTGGATAAAAATTTTCTTGGTAGTTAAAGTTTTTCCACGCAGTTTCTAATATATCTACATTAGACTCTTTATATTTTTTATATCTGTACCATATAGACCCATACTTTAATATCCATGCATATGGTAATTTGTGTATTGCTCCGAATTTTTTTAACGCCGAAGAAATATAATCCAAATCACTTGTAACATTATTTTCGTACGATTTGTATTTTTCTCGAAGTGTCGCCAACGGTAAAGAATTCAGAAACAAATACGCCGCCTGAACATATGGATATGTGTTACCCGAAAATCTTGAGTTATAAACTCCATTTTGAATAGCATTTATAAAATATGGAGTATTCAACATTGATGTGGTTGTTCTCGAACCAACTACACCTGTTGGTGTGTTTCCATCCACATATCCTTCAGTAGCAACAAAATCTTTCGGACTCCTAAAAGTATATAAAAATCCTACACCAACTGGACCAAATGTGCCAATACCACTTGTTTGAACCGTAGTGTAAGGATTTTGATTAATTAAGTAAGAAAAATTTGTTACAGGTCTATTAGTTGTATAATTATAAACGTCTGTGAAGTTTGCAATTATTTTTCTTGGTTCAAAAATAGTTAGAGACTTATTTGTATTATATACTTGATTAGAAACTGCGGTATTACCTTGATTCAAATTATTCAAGCACCAATTCGGGTTTGTATAAGGTAAAGTATCGACAATCAATGGTGTATTCGAATCATTAACAATTAATGACCTTAACGCTTCTGATTTTGTTGAAACTTGTGGTATTTTACCTAAATCGAGTGTACTTAGAATTTCATAAGAATTTTCCGTTACACCTCTTAAGTAAGGTGTCACAAAGAAATCTCTTATATAATCTTGATAAGCCCGACCAGTTCCTGAGTTTGATATTGTTCTCAAAAACTCAGGATAGTTTGATGAATTTAGATTAAAATTTTTAAGTTTTAATGAGAGGTAAGGTGAACTGATTCCAAGTTTAGTTACAATGTTGTTAACCTCAGTTTCAACATTTAATTTAATCAATTCATCAACTTGGTTCAAATTTGCTCTAATCAAACCAGAATAATGAGAAGTAATGAATTGTCTTTCCCATATTTCGTAGAAAAATTTGACTTCTTCTTTATTTGAATATGCCAACCCAGCTGATGGATATTCAATAGCATTGATGTTAATTACGTTAGTATCTCTCTCATTATCCAATGGTGGAGCAACATTTGGGTTCTGAAACTTTTGAGTTAAACCTTTCATATACTCCTCAACAAATTCAACTTCGGGCCACTTGTCAAAAAGGTACCCTTGGGTCAAATCAACAACAGTTGGATCTGCAATATATTTTAATTGAAATTTTGGTTCCCCATCTTCATTTGTTTCAACAAAGAATTGAGGCCATGGATAAACTGGAATTTGAGAATTTACCGCTGCAGAATCCATTTGGTTTTCATTCATCAAGTTTGATTTGTCTCTAGATACAAAGTCTACTGTCTCACTACTTTGAGCTGAAGAAGGGTTTTCTAAAATTGCATTAGATCTAATAGGGTCATATTTTACCGCCCATGCATTTGTATGAACTTCATCCATTAGACGAATAAATCCTTCTGCGGATGCCATTATTACCGCAATCATATTTCTGACTGTTGGTTTGAAACCAATACCTGTTGCAGTGTCCTCAATTTTTCTAAGTAATAACGTTGTGATTTCACTTTCGAAATCTGAAAGTTTTTTGTTTGCTTGAGTCTCGAGTAAAGTAATTTGTTTATCAAATCTATCTTCACCTTCAAAAACAAACCATTCTTGTTCTACAAGACTACTACTGGAATTTAATATGTTTGAAGAAGCCCCAACTGCACCACCATTTGCATTACTAGTAAGTTCAATTTCCTGAGGTGTAAATAAAGATGTCACAGAACTTTTGACCCTAACCTCATCTTGTAATGTTGGATTTATTATTCCTGTTTGAATTCTTGTAGTCTCTCTCCAATCAATATCGTTTATTCCAGGAGGTTTCGCAGCCAACATGTCATACTTGATAGGATTTGGAATCGGTGTTACTCCCTTAGCCCCTAAAGTGGCGTTTTCCGCTAATGAGGTGTTAGATTCCGTAACTATTTTTTTTAATTCTACTATCGCATCATTCTTTTGTTGTCTTGATATTTGCTTGAAAGCATATAATTTTTGTCCAGATTTCAGTACAAATGGTTTGGGGCTCAGATAAGTAATAAACCAGGATGTATTACTTCCTCTAACGGCACTAAAATATTTTGTTAAATCTCCCTTATAATTTCTAACGTTTGTTAACGGAGCAACATCTACTTTGTCGAACGATGATGTAATATTATTTTCAAAATTTTCTAACTTTGTCATCAACTGAACTAATGTTAATTCAGGAAAGTTAGGTTCAATCAGCCCTTTTGCTTTATATTCACTATAAACTTCTACTATTTTTTGGTATCCCTTTTCTGCAACAATTTGTGTAACTACCGCTTGGTTAGAACCTAAATTGTTTGCACCCTTTTCTGCTTGAGTACTTGCTTGAGATTCTGTAGACTTATTTGGTTGTTGAGGTCCTTCAACTGTTTGACTGATATCAAATCTTTGGCTATACATGTGCGGCGCCGCCAACAAGTGTCCCATCGAAATTTCATTCAGGATATTGAATTTGTATCCCACAAATTGCAACCTCACAGTGTAGTTACCACTAATTCCATTGAATGAAGCGTGAAATTTGGTTAGATTCAACTGATATCTTACCGCTTGACCATAGTATCCTTTAAGTGTCAAATAAAACTGTGGGTACGGTAATTGGAAAAAGGCTGAGTAGGGAGAATTGTCTCCTAACTGAAATAAACCTCTTCCTTGTACGTCTTCTAAAAGTATTTCAACAGTAGGTACAAAACTTGTATTTGTTCTTATATTAATCGATGTAATCCCCAATAAGCCAGTGTCTATAATATTTTTTTCGTCGACAACTGAAGTACGAGTATATGGATTTTCTCCATTATTTCCACCCTCTGTTAATTCTAAGGGTTGATTTATTCCCTTTGCTTGTGTTGTGTTTTTTCCAGTTAATTCATCATAGTAACCAGTCCCCAAGTATGAATTTTTTGTTGGTTTTAAGAAATTGATTTTTGCCACTGAAATTGTCTCAAATCCACTGTTTTGAGGACTAATTCCAACCGCAAGTTTGGTTCTTGGTAAAACATCCGCTTCTAAATTGGCATACATTACAAGATTCTCGTGGTCAACAAGTCTTTCTTTAATATTACCAAAATCATCTATGGTCTTGTTGGGGTCGACAACAATTATACTATCATAGTCAAATTCAACTAAAATGTTCCCACTTGCGTCTGCCTGTACGTTACCTGCCATAATAATAAAAATAATTTTCTATTGCTGCCTTATAATCCTGTAAAGAAGGTACCAATGGAAACGGAATAATCAATATAGCACCATCATATATATTATTTTCGAGTCCTCCAAATTGTGGATTTGCTTGAAGAATCAACCATCCAAATACAGGTGAATTATAAAATTCTTGTGAAACTTTGTCTAATCTACTTTTTGCGACTTTATAGATAAAAGTTTGGTCAGTTGGTTTTGAAGGCACTCTAACAAAGGGGACAACTGTTTGTTCTCCATTTATAAGAAAATCACTGTATCGGTTCCAATATTGATATGACATTAGTTAAGTTTTGCTTTAGATATGTATCCAGGATATGAGTTATTATTAAGGTCATTCCAAGTTAATACATCTGTATTTTGATTAGTAGTATTACCCAAACCTTTAATCATATTTTGTTGAGTTTCTTTCTGCGCTGTATTAAAGAAATTTTCAGTAGTAAATGTGAAATTTCTTTGTTTTACTACATCGAAAGGTGTATATATTAAATAATCTTTCAAGTCATTTTTTTCCAAATTTTCTATGAATGATTTGGTAATATTGTTTTCCTCTAAGAAAATTGGTTTCACAGTCCTAATCCAATATGTATCAAAGATACCTTCAATGTCAAGAGATCCGTTACCAGTCAGAGCTTGGTTTCCAACTATGTTCCCAATCATTTGTTGCTTGAAAGTTTCATATTTTTTCTCATCAATTACATCATCGGAAACAATCATATATACTCTCCTGAAAGGTTCGCTTCCAAAACTTGCGTTCTGACTAAACGGTGTAAAAACTTGTTTAACCGTTACTACGTTGGATTTCCCATTATCAGTGGTGAAAACTAAAATACCTTCATATGTTTTATTATCACCAGGATATACGAATGTTTTTTTACTCTGTATTATATCATTAAAGGCACGTATATCCAAATCTATTTTTTTGGTGTCGTTCTCCAATTCTGAATATGTATTTCCCCCTGTAGATGTTGGATGAACATCTGTAGTACCTGATGTAACATAAATGGTTACTGGTCCATTATTTGATTGGAAACCGTCAGTACCTGTACTTCCTGAGGTCGGGCTATATAAAATAGTGTTTAATCTACCTAAAGTTTGAATGTAAGTTTGTTCTTGGTTAACTAAACTTTGTATTATCGATGATATAGCATTCTGAAACGAGCCACGTTTTTTTGAAACAAAGTTAGAATAATTTTCTTTTAGAGTTCTAATTAGTTGTGGTGATAAGTTTTTTGACGGTTCTGAAACATACTGAATAAATCCTTCAGTATCATTTTTTATGTTTTCACTTAACTCAGCAAAAATTTCATCAAACCTTTTTTCGACATTATTGGGTTTACCAAAAATTACGGTACGGGAAGTACTAATAGCGAGATTACCTTGAGTATAATTTCTCTCCAACATCCATTGTTGTCTCACAGCATTATTATATTGATTAACAGTTTCTTTAGTTTTATTTACAACATTTGTAAAATACGTTTGTGTTTCAGAAACTACTTTATCCATAAATCCACTATAACTTATTACACCAGTTGTAACTCCACTTGTATTTGTTAATGAACTAACAATATCACCTATAGTACTATTATTATTTTGTCCACCATTAGATGCCGTGTTACCCGCGCCAGGTATTGGTGGAGGTGTTTGTCCCTCTAAGAATATCTGGTCTAAAACTCTTGACGATTCCAAGTCAGTCGCATCCGCTCTGTCATCATAAATTTCAGTGTTGGCATAATAATTAAATGTCAAAGCATTTTGTAGTTTATCAACCGATTCTTTCAGTCCACTGCCTCCAACAAATTTGAATTGCATACTGACTGTTGCAATCATGGGTTGGACACCAATCCCTTCAGGGTTAATATCTAAACCTTCATATGAAAGTGATAATGAATCCGGTATAATCTTTGTGTTATAAAAATCACCAACTCTTAATACCAATACAGGAGGTGCTCCAAATGATGTATTCGTAGCATTGTTGTACTGTAACTGAGGGTCACTGTTAGATGTCGATTTTTTGACAGTAGGAATTGTATCACCAGGTCTCATACATTGTTGTAGAAACGTTAATCTTGAGTTCAACCCTTCTGGTGTCATTGAATGGAAAGCTGGTTGAAAAAACTTCAACTTATCTTTTAAGTTATCATAAACCATAGGGGTAGTTTCCTTTATGGTTTCAAAATAATCACATTCAGTTAATAACGCTCTTACAACTCTTTTGGTTATATTATCTCTAGGTCTCCATTCATCAGTAACTACGGGTACAAATTCTGGAAGGGTTACTCCAACACCTAACAAAAATCCTCCTCCTGCTCCTTCTCCTCCTCCAGTTGGATCTGTTGGTTGAGGTCCTCCACTTGGATTTGTTGGTTGAGGTGCGTTCAATGTAGACACAATTTGTGATATGTATGCTCTTCTACATGCCATTGCTCCAACTGTAAATATTTCATTAGCACCAACTTGAGTATCCCCCGCTCCACCGGTAGTTGTGTCAGAACAGTTGAAAGTAGTTCCATTCGGACTAAAAACTTCAGGAGGATATGGACCTTCCGTCTTACTACTTTTCATAGGTGTAGATCTAGCAAGTTCCCCTTGAGCCCCTGCCCCTTCATTTGGATCTTCTTTAACAAGTAATCTCGTTCCTACAAACTTACTTGTGGCAGTATTTTCAGCAAAATACTTTCTCATTGCCTCAACTCTTCTTTGGGACAATCCTTTGTTGTAATCCACAGTTGCTGGTGCTGAACAACTCGAACTAATATAAATGGTAACAATTCCAGTATTAACTTCTAATTGTTTCCCTAATTCTGTTGCAAATTCATTTATCGCCTCATAATTTGGTATTACTACAGTATCAAAGAAATTACTTGTTGCCTCGGCATTTGACTTCGTATTATAATACTTCCTATTTGGTTCCGAGGTATATCTATTATATTCTGTAGTATAATTGATTTGCGTATTTGGTTTTGGATAATCATTTCCAAAATAGAAGCCAAGTTGTAAATATTTTTTGAATGATAAGTCAGTATTTCCTCCTGCACCTTCTTGAGAAACAGATTGGTCACCTCCGTTTGGAGAATTGTCTCCTGATTGAATTGTAACTTTGGCATAAATTAATTGTTCTCGGGATAACTCCTGGTAAGAAATTGCTTGTTGTAATTCATACAAATCATTTGGATTAATAGTTACATATTTCTTCGCCAATTCATAAATGTCATATTTTCTACAACCAGCAAAGAATGATTCCAAAATACTATCTACACGAGTCCTATTTGTCTCATTGGCTAACACTTTATTGACAATAACATTTAATACTGACGGATGGTCAACAACTATTTTCCAACTCAATGTACCTGATCTAGATGTACTTTTATAAGTGTAAATTGGTTCTGGTCGTCCTAAGAATTCAGAGGGATTCCAACTCGCGCTGACCGATTCAGTGAATGTTAAATCATATGGAGGAAACCACATAACCCTTCCATTATTTGGTCCACGCTCACAAACAGGTAAGTCCGATGTTGAAAATCCTGGTGTATTAGATGTTCTCCAAGCCAAATTTTCAATAGAAAACATGTATTTTTTTGCAACTGCGTTGTTGATTGTACCAACAATGTTTGTTGAATCCTGTCCTCCTTCTTGTTTATTTGGTACAATGTTCAAGTTGTAAGTTTTATCTAAAACAGAATATGCAAATCTTCTACCTTCAGTTGTAATACCGTCTTGTTTTTGTAAGTCATTATATTGTAGGTAAGGTAAATCTTTAGCAAATACACGACAATATTCCGTTCCAACTTCTTGTCCGATTGCTCCAACATATCTATAAACTCTTGAACCTTTGGTTAATTCCTTATATCCATCGTTAAAAACTTTACTGACTTGGTCGATAGCATTTCCAACATGTTGAAGACGTTTTCCACCTTGAGGTTGACTATCTATTAGTCTTTGAGTGTTATCGAGTATGGAACCTTCTTTAAGTGGTATCCCAACCGATTCTGTATTTACATATGATGATGGTCTAAAGTCTTCATCTTCATTTGTAACCTCTCCACCAATACCAACTTTTTTACCAGCATTCCCTCTATATTTTGGTGAAACCCAAGTAAATCCTCCTTCAATACCACCTCCGTTACTATATGTAGGTCCATTCGCACCAAGTCTAACTGATTGACCCGGCCCTTCATATAATTGAGCTAATTCAGATGGTCCATAAACTGGTGATTGTTGTTCAATACCAAATTGATTAACAGGAACATCACCTACAGGTGAAAAAACTTGAGATGGATTAGAATTAATACTTCCAACATAAAAATTACTGTTGTCTGAAACCGTACCCAAAAGAGTCCCTCCTAACCTTTGGAAAAAGTTTCTCGGAAAATTCGGCTTATATCTGTTGAAATCAATGTTCTTGAATAGTCTAGACCTTTGTCCTGCTCCCATGTTGTTGAACATGATTTGAGATCCTGTCTCTCCACCTCCCATTAATCGATTAAAAAACTTTCCAACACCACTTCTTCTGAAAGCATTACCTAACTGTTGAATAGTTGTAGGTTGTCCTAATGTTACATTAGGATCGAAATACGAACCAGGTATTGGAGACACAGGTAAAATACTACCAGCCAATCTCAACGCAAAGTTAGTCGCGGCTAATACTGGATTCGCAGTTACCGTAATTGTATAAACAGGTTCTATAATTGGGACAACACCTGTTAATATATTAACTAAGTCTGTTCCACTACTAACATTAAGAATGTTTGCCCTACCTAATGTATCTTGTCGTATTTGGGCAGCAATTCTTTGTTCAAACTCTCTTCTCAAAGTTTGTGCTCCTAAACGAGCAATAAATGAATCTTGACTTAATAAACCATTACTTCCACTTGGATCTGGTGACAATAATATTGATACAGGTGTATAATTGGAAGATACAAATGTTGTTGGATATGGTTGGTTATTATTACTATTGGTAGTAAGTGGTCTATTTAATGATCCAAAAAATTCAGCACTATCCAATTGGACTTGACTTCCATTGGAAAAAACATTGAGGGGTTTCCATTTTTGAGATTCAGGTAATGATTGACCAACTATATTTGCGTCTTGGTATCCATATTCACCCTCATTAGACTTCGTATTTAATAACGATCCAGGATCTGGTACTTGTTCATAACCACCCTCATTCCCATATTGATTCAATGGAAATAATTTATTTGCAAAAGACGGTTCGTCAATTAACTTATCAGGACTATCTTGTACAGATGTGTCCGACTGAATATATTCAGTATTAATAGGTTGTGTTGGTCTGTTTGGAGCCTTAGCGTAGGGAGTCAAGTTCCTAACAATAAGTTTCTTTCTAAACCCATCTGAATTTACAAAATCTAACGGACTTGCCATCTATGTTTTTTTATTTATAAATAGGTATATTCTTGTTTTTTATTATTAAAAAGTAGCCATTTGATTGGGTCCAAACGAATTTTCTCGTCTGTTAAGATTAATAATATAATTCTTGAATGATTGTTCATTGATTGCCATATTAAATGCCTTAATTACTTCCGCCATTTGTTCAGATGTCAAATTAGTTGGTAAATTTTGGAACTGAACATCTACTTTTATATCTCCATCAACTTCGATGGGTTTTTGTGGTGAGCCTGGAACAGACCCTTGGCTAAAGTTTGGATTCACACCTGTCTGACCGAGCACTGAAATATTTCCATATGATGTGGTATCTGAGGTTTTTGAGATGCCGGTTGCTGAAGTTGTTGTAGTTGTTGGTGAGCTTGGTTTGAATCCACGTCCGAAATTTTCAAATTCTGCCAATAACTCTTTTGACATATCTACAGATATTTCTTTAATTTTTTCATATGCCTCCACACCTAAAGATGCGATGTTAGCACCCGAACCTTTCATTAATTCACCGAATATGGCTTCTGGAGTAAAATTACCTGAACTAATTATATTTTTTATATCCTCACGAGCATTTTCAAACACACCTTGAACGTTATCTCTCATTCCTTTAGTTGTGAATTCTTCTCCTACTTTTTCATATAATTTTTGTGTAATGTTTCGAATTGACTCATTCATATCTTGCATTGTGGGAGCGGTTAAAGTACCACCAACAATCGCAGATTTAATTGCTGCCACATTATAATTCATAATTTCATCTAACCTTAACGATGCTTTAGCAGTCTCTTCAAGAGTTGCTGGTTGGTTCTTTTGAAACTCTATTAATCTATCAAATTGAGGTTGAGTTAAATCCGCAAGTTCTTGTTGTGTTCCATCTTCTAATGTTACTTTATATGTCCCGGTCTTACTATCCAATTTAGCAATATTTGCCAAATATTGTTTGTCCTCCTCACTTGCAATTGTAAGACCCGCAGCATCTACCGCGGATAATCTTTTATCAAGTTCTGAGGCCGCTAATCCCATTTTAGACAATGATCCTGCAGATAACCCCGCAGCTTTTTCCATTTCTCTTAATGTTAAAACCCCTTGAGGATTAATTTTGAAAGTTTTGGTCTCAGCGTCGAATTCAGTAAACTGTTTCGCAATGTCCGCTAAACTGTCTTGTAATCCTGAAGGGTCATTAATTGACATATTCATTAATTGGAATGGGTCAACTAAGTTACCAGCGGCAACTCCCAATCTTTGGAATGCCCCTGCGACTTCTATTGCTCCCTCGGGGTCTAAAACTTTTTCTGCCAATGCAAAGGTTTCTTTCATTTCGAACCTCAACATTGAGGCCCTTGCTGCCATTTTTGTTAAACCTTGAACCCCTCCTTCAAACTGATATCGGTTCATTTGTTCCATATTTTTTTGGACATCACCGATAACTGTTTTAGCATTACCACCAATACTTTGAACATAATTCATGGAGTCTTTAAGAGCATCTGGTATTGATTCTATACTCATACCGACATCTAAGAAACTCTTAGATAAAACATCTGCACCTAATCCTAAAACTTTTTGAATTGTAAATAACTTTTCAACTTCTTCTGCGGTGGTTATAACATTCCGTCTCGATTCTATCGCAACTTGACTTATAATTTCAGAAACATCTTTAATTTCTCCACCCAATTTATTAACACCAGGTACTGCATCTGCGATAGCAGTTTGTATCTCATAAATCCTCTCCCTTGTTTGAGTAAATGTTTTTAGTACTCTATTACTATATTCTGATAAGGCTGTTTGAGATTTGACAAAATCCATATCTCTTGGGTCGAGTTTACCTCCCCCTCCATATGTAAAACTTTCTGGTGTTGGCCCTGTACCTGATGCTGGTGCTCCTTGAAACATAATATTGTGTTATATCTATAAATATAAAAGGACTGAAAAATCAGTCCTTTCTATTTAATTCAACCCATTTATCCAAAAGATACTTTCTAACAAACAATGGCATTATTAAAAAATCAGAATATGAAATGCCTAAAAGTGTTTTCAGATAGTAAAATTCATCTATTTGTCCCTTTCTATAATCAGAAGAAAGGGCGAAAAAAGTCCACCCCAAATCCAACATTGACTGTTAGTTTCTCTCCTGATGGGGCTATTACTGTTCTCGTTAAGTCTAATCTAGGTTCATTATCATCCATGAACTTTCTAATGTATTTTGAATCCGCTATGGGCATTTGGTCGATAAATTTAGAAATTTCTGACCTATCTTCTACTCCATTTATTTCAATAATTTGTTTATTCAATCTCCAAGTAACCTTCGGTGCGGTTCTTCCTTGTGGATAAGACTCCACCATTTTTTGAACCTCCATGATTTCACCATAAGTCATTGGTTTCAATTTCACAGTTGTTTGTGATTTTGGTAACATAGTTATAAATGTTCCATCTTCAGAAGGGAGTTGACCCTTATTTACATTTAATTCGTCTAACCTAACCGTTCCCTTAAATGGTTTTTTGGTAATTGGGTCCACCAAATTCAATTCCATCTCAGGACCGAACGCAGTGTTTCTAAGAAAAATTAGAATAGATTCAATATCCCCTTCTAACAAATCTTCGATACGTACATCTGGTTCATATATTTTTGACCTCAATAAAGTTTGAGTCATGTCATTCCCACCACCCATCAAAATGTTTTCGTCGTTTGCTGTGAGATATCCGACTTTAATTGATTTTTTCTTATTCTTGTAGAATACACCTTGTGAAGGTAAAGGTACAACATCGTGAGGTAACGAAAAGTTGTTTTGACCGTAATCTCTTGATTGATTATCCATATAAAAATTTAACCGTAAAGTTTATTGCTTTACGGTTAAATATAAAAGTGTTTTATTTTTAATAAATAGTATCTTGATAAATTAGTAGACTAACACACATCTGTCCATTCTCAAACTAGCAGTAATTTCTGCTAATCCGTCTGTGCTATATCCTAATGAACCAAAGTTAACATCTGTTAAGAATGTTCCATAAAGAATCCACTTTTCTACAACAACACCGGTTGGGTCAAGCATTTCAAGGTCAATATCTTTCTTATAACCCGCGGCATATCCCATACGACCTGTTACAGATTCAGCGTGTAAACGAACCCACTCCATAAGAGCCTGTGCCGCTGATGGACCAATTGGGTCTCTAAATTTCACACTAATCGGATCCCAATTGAATCGTCCCGCAACGAATGTTGATGTATTTAGGAATTGGATTTCTGTAGATCCTATTTTAATTGATGGTCTTGCTGCAGATTCAACAAACCACTCATTTATACCAAGTGATGATGGAAACCTTAAGATAAAACGATTCTGTCGTTTTGGTTCGTAAGGAATCGGCATTTTCATTAATAAATCAGCCATGTGTTTTTAATTTTTTTGTTTTTGTTATTTTATAGATAAATATATCCGTACTCAAAAATTTTTCTATTTACTTTTTTTTTGAGATCCGTATTCTTAATTTACTTCTTTCTTATAGCCTCCAGCAGTAGAATAAGTTTTAACAATATTATCTGGTTTATTTTTGAAATGCTTTTGCATTACTTCTATATTTTTTGGATCATCGTCACTAAATCCTATTGATAATTTTTCTGGATTAAATTTATTAGCAATATCCTTTTTTAAGAATGCTTTTTTATTAAGTACTGCTGCCATTCCTTTAATATAACTAACAAAATCTTCCATCGCTTCGACTTTGGCTTCTTCAGGATTAACCGCACCTTTGTCGTCTCCAAAAGATACCGGATGATACTTATTAAGTTCTAAATAAGATTTGATAAGTTCTTCATCCGTCATTTCATCTTCTCCGACAAAAGACCTATATTTTTTAAGATTTTTAATTAACTCATCCTTATCGATTCCGTTGAAACCTTCTATAATATAGTTATAAATTGCTTCTTTTATAGTGTTTGGATTATGACCTCTCGCAGTTATTATTGCAAATATTGAACCATTATTTATCGCTTCTCTGAAATCATCGAATGCCGGTCCTTTTCTCGCTCTTAATGAATCCACCAAAAAATCTTTGTCCCCGTCAGTTCTAAAGTTTCTAAATGGAGAGTCTGAATATCCCACAATTTTATTACCTTTATATGTGAATGGTTCTTTCCCTATTAGATGTCTAAACTCTGCAAAATCATCAGTTGACATTCCAACTTCATTACCTTCCTCATCTTTGACCAAAATTTTTGTTGGCATGTGAACAATATTATCGTCCCAATCGAACGCATAATATTTGAGGTCTGGTGCTCCTTCACTTTTGAATCCTTCTGTAAACTCTTTTCTCATTTGGCTAAAGGGGGGATATAATCCCCCCGTAATTTGTTATTAGATATTTTCGAACGAAGCTCCTGTTGGAGTGATGAAGAATTCGATATCGATGAATTCTAATGCCTTCGTTGGTTTTAAGTATATCTTACCTGTTAATGTATTTCTATCTAAGTCTTCAGGTGTAGAAGAAACTGTTACTCTGAAGTCATAAAGACCTCTATCTCTTCTAATTGAATCTAAGATAGGGTTAACACTATCCAAGAATTGTTGTCTAACGATTTGGTCGTTTTGTTCGAACAACAATCTTACTGCTACCGCTGAAATTAACTTTCTTGCCTGAAGTAATAATCTTCTTACGTTCAATCTGTTAAGTGCGGTGTCAGCAACTTGTAAAGTTTTGTTACCCCAAATTACTGTTCCCACATCAGAGAAAGTTGCGATAGGGTTGATTCTACCTTGATAAAGAGTATCTCTATCTTCTTGAGTCAACTTAACTCTCGCCTTGATTGAATTTACAAGACCTCTTGTGTAACCCGCTGAAGCGAACCAAGGGAATGCAATATTATCTGTCAATGCTAAGTTTCTACAAACTTCACCTGTTGCAGGTAAGTAGATTTGTGTATTATTAACAGTATCTCTTGTAAGAATCCAAGGATAATAAGTTGCTGTGTAGTTAGAATCAATACCTGTGTTATCCAAATTATCAACCGCTTCTTGAGAGTAAATGATATCTAAAGGATTAGTTGCATCAGGAGTATACATTTGATAATCAGGAGTAGTTGCAATGTAAACTGAATCCGCTCTTGAGAATTGTACCATGTCGATAGTCTCTTCTACAAGGTTAGAGTTGTTTACATAATCGATACTTGATGTTGCAAATACGTTGATATTAGTTGATTCAGGATTTGCAAATGTCAAGATACCGAGTAAGTAAGCGTAGTAGTCAGTGTTTGCAAAATCTTGAGTATTGTTTTGAACTACAATTCTCTTGAATAGACCATCACCAGTTGCATTTGGATATCTTGTTGAAGGAGCTGCTCCTGCCAAGTATCCTGTCGCTCCTAACACGAATCTATCTTGGTTAGTTCTGAACTCTCTATAGATGTCCCATCCATCAAATCCACCTGCAAAACACACTGTATATTTTCTTGAGAAGATAAAGTAGTATGGGTTTTCTTGAGTTTCAGGGTCTCTTGTAAAGTCAGCAACACCACACTCGAATGCAGTTTGACCACTTGTCATAAATGAGTTAGAAATCGTAACAACAGTTGCACCTGAGTCCATGTGGAAACCTTTACTTAAATAGTTCCAAGCAGAACCATCAACAGGTAGTGGAGACTGAATCCAATTCAATGGGTTCTGTGTTCCTTTATATTGTAAGAATGAATCATCAACACCAAATTGACTTGAGAAACCTAAATAACTTCTTCTTACAATATCACCTGAAGATTCAACAACGTCAGTTGGTGCTCCGAAAGGAGGATTGTAAATAACCTCACCAGGGAAATAATATTTTGTTTTGAAAATTGGAACTGGTGAAGGGTTTGTTACAGATTCGTATTCTCTTTGAGTATATCCGTAGAAACCACAAGGAATTGCATCTACAGGTGCTTCATCCGCCATTTCAATCATTATGTATCGTGAAATCAATGCGTACTCACCATCAGTAGAACCTATTTTCTTAGCAACAAAGTTGTTGGATAATGGGTCCATGTTACAGTTTGTAAATTTCTCAATAACTACAGGGTTTGCGTCGGTGTCAAAGAAATTTCTAACCAACACATCAAATGTCATGTTGTTAAATGATAAGTTAGTTATTGAAACTTTTACTTCAGTGTTTGCTGAGTTACCATCAGAAATTGAAACGAACTTAAATAAGTTATACACTTTATTACCTCTTAATTCAGAAACTAAGAATGGTGTACTTGGTGCCTTATATTGTGTTACGTTATAAGCGATTGATGTTGGATCTTCAGTTCTTGCCTCAGGTAGTGCAATCAAATTACAATTTAATCCACGAATATATCCTTGATTGTAAGCGTAAGTCAAAGTTGCAGGATAAATCTCTTCAACATAAACAGGAACTTCATTTCTTGATTTACCGAAGTTATCAACTCCTAATACTTTTGTGATGTATTTTGAAGAAGATGCCGACATTGAAGTTTCAAAAGAAAAATTGTCTCCGTCTTTAGTCACACCTGAAATTAAGAATGATTCAAACGGTGATTGTGTTACTCCTGAATATTGTTCAGTACAAACTAACTGTAAATCAGTTAACCCACTTACTTCATAAATCGGACCGTGGTTATCACTTGTAGCACTATTAGTAAATAAAGAAATACCTCTTGAACGTAAAGTTGCAACAACCATGTTGTTGTATTCTGAGTAAGCGGTACCTGAATAGGTGTATGTTTTACCTGTAATAGTACCACTAAATGTGGATGACGCACCAGAAGTTAATGAACTAACATTATAAAAGAATGAATATCCTGAATATGCATTTCCTGATGTAATATCGAAGTTAGCGTAATACCAAGGGTCATTAGAATCTGCGGATAAATCGTTTGTTGCTAAATTAACACTGTCACAATCAAATTGGTTTATCACATTAGAATAGACCGAGGTTAACTCATAAAAGTCATTTTCAGAAATAGCACCATACACAACAGCAGTATTTGCTGAAAGTGATGGGTCATCCATTATATCATTCAAATTGGCGGTAAAATCCAAAGCCAAAGTTGATGTACTTCCATCTGACAATCTATATTGTTGGTTTAAGTTAACAAGCACTTGAGGTGGTAATGCTCCTCCAACAAACTGTACCGTATTTCCTGTCGAAGATCCAGTGAAGTTTGCAGTCCATGTTGTTCCAGTTGCAGGGTTTAATCCAACTGTTAGTGGGTCAACGTTCGCAATAACCTTAATACTCCAAGAAGGTCCTGCGTCATAACCAGATAGACCTAATACTCTTGTTACAAAAAGTTGGTTAGATTGTTGTAAATATGATTTTGCAATATATGCTGCCTCATATTTTGGGATTTGTGTGTTTATAAATTTTGTAGGTTCAGTCCCCCCAAAATATGCTTGAAACTCATCGTAGTTTGTGATAAAGATAGGTTCAAAAGCGGGGCCTTTAATTGTTTCTCCCACTAAACCTAACGTAGTAACACCTACACTTTGAGCAACAAATGATAAGTCAGTTTCAGACGTATATACTCCAGGCGATACGTATACCTTTTGATTTACTTGTGTTGCTTGAAAAAACATAGTTCAAAATTATTGTTAGCAAATTTATTTTAATGATAAATATTCATATCTATGTGAAAAAACTTGACTTTTGAATATCTATTTGTAAGTAGTATGAATTTATTCTACCTTTTTTCTGCCCATGAAAACAACCAAAGAAATAAAGAATATCAAAATATCCCCCGAATCACATGAGATATTAAAAAAGTACTGTGAAAAGCGTGGGATAAAAATTTATAAGTTTTTAGAAAATCTTATAATGGAGAAGTGTAAAGAAAAGAAAGATATCTATGGTGAGGATTAAACCAACTGGGATTCAAACTTGATTGTTGATTCCAAAGTGTTATTATCCTTAACCACCTCAATCCTTAAGATATCATTTGTTGTAATTTGAATTTCAGACACATCACTACCGTAATAGTCATCATTTATATAGACATCAAAACTTTCAACATTAGTTGTTCCGAGTAAAGTCATGTTGGCACGAAAATCAATTATTTCACTTAAAGTGTTATTTCCAACAATAAATAAAAAATTAGATAAGAAATCGTCAGGGTTTTCAGGGAACTTTGGTCTTCTTCTTTTTAATACTGTGGTATCCAATTCCATAATTTGGGCAACCCTTGAAATTGCTGGTTTGACTTGAAATTCTTCTTCGTCAATCAAATACCCTAACATAGTGAAGTCATAATTCTGAATGAAATATTTTCTAGAGTCTAAGGTCGTCTGAGATTCATCAGAAATATTATTAAGAATGATTG